AAGGATGCACGCAACCGCTGGTATATCCATAACGTAGAGTTGAAGGAGACATGGGAAGTTCATGTTGATCTATTCAACAAAGTAAAGCCACATGTTTTAAAGGCTCATGACTATGTTGTTACTCGTTATCAAGAGTTAACAGCTAAAGATTGAAGCCCTCTCTAAGCACCACCATATGTGGTGTTTACTGAGGGACTCACCATCTCTCATTGTTCTATTTATTAACTTATGGATCAATTTAAACAGTATAAATTCACATTAACTGTGAAGACTAATCATGACCCAAGGGAAGCTATCTTTAAGATAGTTGATACACTCAAGGGTATAATACCTGTTCTTTCTATTGAACATACTTTAATAGAGGACAGGCCAACGAATGATGAACATCACGGAGGTGTTGTAAGTGATACCTAATTGGCAACATCATTCAAAGAAAGAAGCAAAGCGCACCTTGAAACCTCAAGCTCTGCGCTCTGCAAAGAAAAGAACTAAGGTTCTTATTAGTAAACTTTATTCACAGTGAACATGCCTAAGTATCTTGTCACTCTCTCATCTGGAAGAGATTTAATTATCGAACATGAAGGTACAGAGTATGATATAGCATACGAAGCCTATGAAGAAGCATGTTTACATGATGATTACCTTGTTGATGTAGAGAAAGTATGGCCCTAATAGTCCTTGATGATGTATTACCTACATTATCACCTGAATTAACTGATTTAGTTGACGAAGGACTCGATGATATATGCTGGTATAATATTAATCAAGAGCATTTACACAAAGACTTCTGCTTATACATATTAGATATAGCAAGGAAGTATTTCGACTTATCAAATGCTGTTGGTTATGAATTCTGGGATAAACGAGAGGATGTTGGGTGGCACTATGATAAAGATGAAGAGTTGTTTCATTCTCATGGTAAGTTAGTCTTTCCTATATGCTCTACCATTTATTATTTAAAGGTAGATAAAGTAACAGGAGGTCAGCTTGCTATTGAAAGTGATATCATAACTCCAAAGACTAATAGGTTAGTAATGTTCTCACCAGGACAATTTCATAGAGTCAATCCTTATAAAGGTAAACGAGTATCATTATTAATTAATCCTTGGAGCCACCCATTATGCAACTAGATTATTGGTTTCCTACCATAGTTTATACTGAGGTACTGGAACCACCACCTGATGTATACAATTCAATGTTATCTCATGTGGATAGATTTCACAGTGAACATTCGGAAGAGTATACTGTTACTGGAGACACTGTTAATTACTATCAAATTGCAAAGAGTCCAGATTTCTCATGGTTGAATAAGGAAGTAGCTAAATACACCCTTAAATACCTAGAAGAGTATGGTATTGATGTTAATAAGGTAGATTTACATTGCTCTAAAGCATGGCCAGTTGTATGTAACCCTGATAAGCGTAGGTATACAGACTTAGTGGTGATTCAACCACATCAACATTTAAACGCACATATAAGTGCAGTCTTTTACTTACAAACAGATACAGAAGCTGGTGGTGAGCTAACACTACACGCCTCACCAACCCACCCAATACGTTATGTACCTTTCGCACCTTTTCTTAAGGAAGCAAGGCTTACAAACATGGACGCTGCTCATTATACACCTGAGAAGAATATGCTGATTCTATTTCCATCTAGTTTGGAACATGAAGTCAGTGAATATTATGGAAACTTCAAAAGATATTCTATTACCTATGATATTATAATTACAGGTAAGGAAGATCAGGAAGGTGATAATGAAATGTGTGTTATTAACCCTAAGAATTGGTTGGAGCTTATTCCCAATGGCTAAGAAAAAGAAATACTTCCCTAATAATTGGGAAGCATACAAGGAGGCACCTGCTGAATACTTCGAATCACTGCCATTTGAACAGTTTATGGACTGGAAGATAGCAGGATGGGAGGTACCATCGTCTGTGGTATGCTTAATCCGTGAAGAAGATCATGAGACAGGTAAGATTAGTGAGTATGTTTACTCACGTGAACATGCTGCTAAAAAGAAAGTCACTGCTATCATGAATAGGGGAGTAAGTACAATAACTGCTATTAGTGGTGGTACTATGCACCATTTAATGCCCGAACACTTGCTAGAAGATTATGACGACCCGCTCGCTTGATGATATAGTATCTTATGAGAAGCAAGCCTTGGATCTTATACCAACAGATCATCCTCATTATGAAGAGATAAGGAAGCTTCTCATAGATCAGATAAACGACGAAATCTACGACTATGCCCACACCGTCTCAGATTGAAGAACAAGTCCAACTAGAGCGAGATCAAATTGCTCAAGGACTTAAGCGATTGAGAGACAACACAAACAGCTTAGAGAAGAAGAGTTATGCGTCAGCCACTATTTACGGTATCTATTCTATTGATACTTTATTGCCAGTTGTGGTCAATCGTATTGAAGAGACTACACATGATAGGTTAACGCGAGGTACAGGTCACCAATTTCAACTCATTAAGGACTATGTATCTCAGTTAGAACCTCTGGCATCTGCTGCTATAGCTTGTAAACTAACCTTTGATAAGGTCTTCAGTTACAAGGAAGGTAGTAACGCTCTGGTTAATGTATGTGATTCTATTGGTCACGCAGTTGAAGATGAATGCCAGATGCGACATTATGAAAAGTGTGCACCTGGATTGTTAAATGTTCTTAAAGAAAACTATTGGCATAAGTCCTGTGGTACACATCAGAAGATTGTAGTGATTCAAACATTAATGAATCGTTATGATGTTGATAAGTGGCAAACATGGGGCAGAGCTAACAGAGTTAAATTAGGAGCATGGTTACTAGACTGCATCATGGAAACAAGCGGTTGGTTCTACAAAGACATGAGGCAAGAGGGCAGGCGTAGAGTAAACTATGTACTACCTACTGCTGAGTTTATAGAGATCAAGGATAGAGTCATTAAAGAGAGTGAGTTATTCGCTCCATTATCATGGCCTATGTTGATTGAACCAAACGACTGGTCTCGTGAAAAGCCAGGAGGATACTTACTTAATGAGGTCATGCTTGGCAACGATATGGTCAGGCGTGGACAAGTGGGGTGTATACAGGGAGAAAAACCATTTGAATTTCTCAATCAAATTCAGAAGGTTGGTTATACCCTTAACTCATTCACAGTGAACGTTGCGAAAGAGTTACAAGAGAGAGGTATAAGTGTTGGGAAGTTTATTCCTATCATTGAAATACCTATCCCACCTAAACCAGTTGATATAGCAGAGAACAAGGAAGCTCGTAAGAGGTACCGCAGAGGACGTGCAGAGGCCGAGAATATCAACGCTAATGCATTCAGACGTTCATGCCGTACTCGAATGACTATGGAAGCAGTAAGGAGGTTCTATGATAAAGAGAGGTTCTATATACCTTGGTCTTTTGATTATAGAGGTAGGGCTTATCCTATACCCGCATTTCTTACTCCACAGGATACCGACTTTGGTAAGTCACTCATTAGATTTGCTGATGAATCAATTCTCACTACTGAAGCTGAAGATTGGTTGTCTTTTCAGTGTGCAACCTGCTATGGTCTGGATAAATCCACTATGGCTGAGAGGTTAAAGTGGACTCTCGATAATATACCGTTGATTACCAGAGTAGCTAAGGAGCCTGTAGCTAACCTTAGCGACTGGGAGGCAGCGGAAGAGCCGTGGCAATTCCTTAGTGCATGTGATGAATACTATAGATGTGTCATCACAAAGGAAAAAGAAACCACTGGACTATGTGTAGCCACAGATGCTACATGTAGTGGTCTACAGATCCTCGCTGGTTTGGCGATGGATAAAGAGACAGCACGACTCGTCAACGTGCTACCTTCTGATAGGCCACAAGACGCTTATAAGGTAGTAGCTGAGGTTGCTAAATGGAATTGTCCTGACCACATACAGAAAGTAATGGACAGGAAGATAGTCAAAAGGACTGTCATGACAATCCCTTACAACGCAAAGCCTTATTCAAATCGATCTTATATTAGGGATGCACTCCTTGAGAAAGGGATCGAAATAGACAAGGATGATTTAACAATCACAGTGCAAGCTGTCAGGGATGCCATGAATAATGTTGTCCCTGGTCCTATGTCAGTTATGAAATGGATTGAATCAGAGGTAGCTAAAGCTATTAACCGTGGTGCTACAGAATTACAATGGACTACACCTTCTGGTTTTGTAGTTAAGCAGAAGATAATGAAGAAGAAAGTAGTACGCTTGAAGCTTCAATTATTAGGAGACTGCGAGTTAAGCGTAGCTACAGACGATTCACATGAAGTAGATAAACAAAGACACAAAGCTGCAACTGCACCGAACTTAATACATTCGTTAGATGCTAGCTTATTACATCTTAGTGTTACTAGATTCAATAAACCGATAGCTTTAATACACGATAGTGTACTATGTAGAGCAACTGATATGTCTATCCTGTCTAGTTTAGTTAGAGAAACGTATATGTTACTCTTTGCTAAGCAAAACTACTTAAACGACTTTGCTTCTCAAATAGGAGCCGAGACGAAACCACCGATCATTGGTAATCTGGAACCAGAGACCGTGATTGACTCCACTTATTTCTTTTGTTAAATGCTACAATCCCATTACTCATTGTTTGATTCGTTCTTTGCACCGACTAGAGTGCTTGTTGTCTCTGAAGAGAGATTGCAGCAAGCTGAAAGAGAAGCAAAGCAGAATCAATTAGATGCTATTGATGCCCGTATCAATGAGCTTACTAAATATCGTACCTCTTTACATGCTGAGTTAAAGCAATCTAAAGTTGGTAAGGACTTAGATGCCATGGACGGTAAAGAGCCACAATCTCTAGAGGAGGCACTGACTGGTGGCTAGAACTATCCACAAGACTGAAAACCCTGTAACCCTTGAGGGATTTCAAGCCATACTTGCACCTAGTAAGTTTGGTTACTCTCTTTCTGCTGTAGTATGTGAAGATATTATCAACACATTAGAGGCAGAGAGGCAGGAAGTACTCAAGTGGGCTGAATCAAAACTGAAAAACCCTAAGAGATCCACGCTCAAGCCTGAGCCATGGGAAGAAGTCTCGAAGGGTAAGTATAAAATTAAATTCTCTTGGAATGCCGAGAACCGCCCACCTGTTGTAGACACGGAGGGAACACCTGTAACTGATGAAAAGACACCTCTTTATGGCGGATCTACTGTTAAACTGGGCTTCTATCAAAAGCCTTACATTCTACGGGATGGGGTTACCTATGGTAGCTCTCTTAAGTTGGTTGGTGTACAGGTTGTCTCAGTGAAAGGAGACGCTGGTGTAGATACTGGAGATATGGACGCTACGGAAGTAGCTGAACTATTTGGTACTACATCAGGATTCAAAACAGCAGACCCAAATGTTGTACCTGATACAGCACCTTGCTCATTAAATGGCGACGAAGAAGAAGACTTCTAAATTTAGATCTAAGTTGGAAGAGAAGGTTGCTAATCTTCTCTCTCACTTAGATGTTAAATATGAATACGAGACGAAAAAGATACCTTACGTTATACAGCACAATTATACACCTGATTTTATACTCCCTAATTCTGTTATTTTAGAATGTAAGGGTTATTGGGAGCCCGCTGACAGACGTAAGATCAAACAAGTTAAGAAAGATAATCCAGACTTAGATCTAAGGATGGTCTTTCAAGCACCTTACAACACAATATCAAGGAGGTCTAAGACTACTTACGCTCAATGGTGTGAGAAACTAGATATACCTTGGGCTTCCTTTCAAAACATTCCACTCGATTGGTTGAAATAATGACCGAAAGCGAGTTCGTAAGGCATATGCCCTGCGAGAATTGCGGGTCATCAGATGCGAATTCATTGTATACTGATGGCCACACTTACTGCTTTGTGTGTCATAATAGGACACCTGCAGATACTGATGTTATTCACAGTGAACAAGTGAACAGCCATGTCCACCTTAAAGGAGAAGCCGAAAGGCTCAACAAACGAAACATCTCAGAAAAAACCTGTCAATTCTTTAGGATTTTCAGAGATGGAAACACTCTACGCTTCCCATATTTTACAAGCGATGGAGTTCTTAAAGGAATCAAGATAAAAAATAAGCAAAAAGATTTCACCTATGAAGGAATTTCCACTGATACCTTATTTGGTCAGCATCTCTTTCCTAGTACTGGTAAACGTATTGTTATTACTGAAGGTGAGCTAGATGCAGCATCGTGTTACGAGGCTATGCCAGGTTGGCCGATGGTCTCTCTGCCTCACGGAGCAGCTTCAGCCAAGAAAGATTGCCAAAAACAAATACCCTTATTTCAAGGATATGATGAAGTGGTGGTCTTCTTTGATAACGACGATGCAGGACGGAAAGCGGCTAAAGAAGTTGCGAGCTCTTTACCACCTGGGAAAACAAAAATAGCCAGGTTGGAGAACTATAAGGACGCATCTGATGCATTACAAGATGGTAATTCAGAAGCTGTTCGAAAAGCTATTTGGGATGCTGAAACATTCAGGCCAGATGGTATTATTGATGGGAAGACATTATTAGAACTTGTCACTACACCTCAAAAACCTTATGACCATGAATACCCCTTCAAAGGGCTCAATGAGAAGCTACACGGGATCAGGTACGGAGAGCTTACTACATTTTGTGCTGGCTCTGGCTCAGGAAAAACATCCATCATCCGTCACATTGCAACTGACTTGCTCATCAAAGGCGAACATGTTGGGATCCTGGAACTTGAAGCAAGCAATAGGAGAACAGCACTTGGATTGATGTCCACAGCTGTTGGAAAAAACCTACACCTTGGAGAACATGGAAGAGAAGAACTCGAATCCGCCTTTAGAGATAGTATTGCCTCTTGGAATCTTTTTTGTTTTGATGGGTTTGGAAGTTATGATCCAGATGTCATATATAATAGAATCGAATACCTCGCGACCGGACTCGATTGTAAGGTGGTATTTTTGGATCACCTCTCAATTCTCTTAAGTGGTCTTGAAGGCGACGAACGTCGCATGATAGATACAACCATGACCAGGCTGCGTAGCTTGGTAGAAAGAACAGGTATAGCATTATTTTTAGTATCACATTTACGGAGAGCTAGTAATGACAAGCACAGCCACGAAGAAGGTGGACGTGTCAGCCTCTCTTCCCTTAGAGGATCACATTCCATTGCTCAAATCTCAGATTCGGTCATTGCCCTCGAAAGGGATCAGCAGGCCGACACTCCTGGAAATCCTACGACAGTTAGAGTTCTTAAGAATCGCTATTCTGGCGAGGTTGGGGTAGCATGTGAGCTAACTTATGATTTAAACACTTGCAGATTTACTGAACATGAAGCTGAACCCGAATTTAACGCAAGCACAGACTTCTAAGTATGTACACCCATGGTACGATTATGTAAATAGATTGAATAAACCTAACCCACCATCGCAAGAATCAGTTGACAAAGCAAAGTTCGTTGACAAAACCTACCACTGGAGTCGGGACGATAGTATTCGACCTAGAAACAAACGGTCTACTCAATGATGCTACCAGGATCCACTGTGTTGCACTCCATTGGGGTGAGGATAATCGAAATGAGTCGTTTAATGATGAACCTTATGGAGACGGTACGTATGATATCAAGGAAGATGCGCCAATGGCTGGAAATTATTCCATCACCACTGCGCTCTCTTGGCTCGAAACAGCGGACGTTCTTGTTGGTCACAATATTATCGGCTTTGACATACCTGTTATTAAAAGGATCTACCCTTACTTTAATCCTCGCGGTACTGTTGTGGATACTCTTCTTTTATCTAGGTTATATCATCCTAATCTACTCGATATAGATAAGAAACATAATTGGCCGCACATGCCATTGCAGTTATATGGCAGGCATTCACTTGAGGCATATGGGTACAGACTCGGAGAATACAAAGGGAACTTTGGAAAGACAACCGACTGGAAAGAATGGTCTCAAGAAATGCAAGACTACTGCATACAAGATGTTGTAGTTACGACTAAACTATGCAAACATTTCCTCCCTTACCTGAATGGCTCCAAATGGAGCACCAGGTAGCAAACATACTTACACAACAGGAGTTACATGGATGGTACTTTGATGAACCAAAAGCTAGAGAACTTGAATCAACTCTCCGAAGAGAGATGGAAGACACTACTAGCTTACTTCGAAGACAATTCCCTTACGTTGCAGGAGCGGTGTTCACTCCTAAACGAAATAACCGGACACAAGGATACATAGAAGGAGCACCATTCACCCGATTAAAAGAACTGAATCCCACTTCTCGGGATCATATAGCATGGATACTACAAACACACTGTGGTTGGACGCCTACATTAATGACCTCGAAGTCAGAGAAGCCAATCATAGACGAGACAGTACTGAAAGATGTTGGGACGGATACTGCCCTCGCTTTTTTGAAGATACTGGAACTGACGAAAGCGCTTGGAATGATATCCGAAGGCGCGAACGCATGGCAGAAGCTATGTACGAAGTCTAAGATACACCACCACTGTTCAGTAGCCACTTCTACTTTTAGATGTGCCCATCGAAATCCAAATTTAGCCCAAGTACCATCAGATGAAAGATTCAGAAAATTATTCCGTGCATCACCTGGCCACACTATGGTGGGTGCCGACCTTAGCGGTATTGAGCTCAGGATGCTTGCCCACTATATCGCCAGATATGATCAAGGACGCTATACCGAAATCCTCCTTACCGGAGACATCCATCAAACAAACGCAGATGCCATCGGTGTCAGTAGGAGAGCAGTTAAAACCATCACCTATGCCTTCCTCTACGGAGCAGGCAACGCCAAAATAGGTTATACCTATGATAAACAATTATCAGAGGCGGCAGCGAAGAAGAAAGGAAGGGAGATTCGTGAAGCCTATGTTGCTGCCATCCCAGGTCTTAAAGAGCTGTTGGAAGCAGTACACAAAGCTAGTGAGAGAGGTTATGTCTTGGGATTGGACCACAGGCGTATCCTCTGTGACTCGCGGCATAAGTCCCTTAACTACCTCATCCAAGGATCGTCAGCGATCATCGCCAAAAGATGGATGGTATTAGCCCAAAAACATTTATTAAAAGATATGCACCAATTGGCGTTTGTACATGATGAATTACAGTATGAATGTAAGCCGTGTGATACTGGTTACTTGAGAGGGTGCCTTGAATCCACAGCTGTACAAGCTGGTGAATATTATAAACTGAGATGCCCTGTTGCTGCTGAAGCTAAGAGTGGTCCAACATGGGCAGATGTACATTAACATATGAAATTATTAATCGATGCAGACTTCATCGTATATAAGTCGTGCGCTGCAGCAGAGACTGAAATTGACTGGGGTGATGATACTATCCTTGTTACTAGTAGGTTCAGCGACGCACTTAATGCCACAGAACGTGAACTTACCAAACTTAAAAACAAATTTGGGTCATTCTCTTCTTTGATTTTATTCTTTTCTGACAGTACAAATTTTCGGAAAAAAATTCTGCCCGATTATAAGGGTCATCGAAATCGTAAGAAGCCTTGTGGCTATAAACGTGTCATCAACAAACTTAAGGAGTCATATGAAGTAATCATTATGCCTACCCTTGAAGCTGATGATAGTATGGGAGTTTACTCCACACAAAACCCAGGTAATATTATAGTCAGTCCTGATAAGGATATGAAACAGATACCTGGAGAATTATACAACCTTGATGAGAGATTCACAGTCACGCCTGAAGGGGGAGCAGCTTGGCATCTTATCCAGTCTATTTCTGGAGATCAAACTGATGGATATGGCGGCGTCCCTGGAATCGGAGTTAAAAGAGCGGAAGCTCTCTTTAAAGACAAAGGCTACACATGGAAGGTAGTCGTAAAAGCTTTTAAAGACAAGGGTTTATCTGAAGAAGACGCGCTTGTTAACGCTAGATTAGCTAGGATTTTAACCAAAGACGACTATGACTTCAAAAAGAACCGACCAATCTTATGGTCTCCCAGCCCCGATTACAAAATTAACTTATGAACAAGATCTAAAGTTAAGGGTACTGCATGATAGATTACAAGAAACTTATCATGATAATAAGGATGATGTGATCACATTATTAATGGCATTACAACATCAAAATTTTGTACTCGGGAATTCAATAACTAATTTAGTACAAAAATGGCCAAAGGTCCAACCTACTATCAACGCGGATCTATCAATGTTTGGGATTTTATTAGAGAACAAGAACTAAACTTCCATCTCGGTAATGCTATTAAGTATATCTGCAGAGCAGGTTATAAAGATAGCAAGATACAAGACTTAGAAAAAGCAATCCACTATTTAGAAAACGAACTCACCCATGAAGAAAACCTTCTTATCGGAAAACGCGAAGGAATTCCGATCCAAGTACGGACTGAGGAATAGTGCTGATAGACAGATAAGAGCTGTTCAGCACAAAATAATCGTAGAAGAGTTTAAGGAATTCCTCGAAGCTGAAGGCATGTTATTTATGCATGGTAGAAACCATCAAGAGCATGCCTTAAAAGAACTTGCTGATTTAGTATATGTATGCTATCAGTATGCAGCGAATATGGGCTGGCTCTTAGATGAAGCTTTGAATCGAGTCCATGAAAGCAATATGTCCAAACTCGATGAGGACGGTAAACCAATATATCGAGAAGATGGAAAGGTCTTAAAAGGACCAAATTACAAACCACCTGATCTATCTGATTTAGTATAATGACTGCAAGTGTAATATCTCGCACAGGGCGGGTCCAATCATGGTTGGATAATCCTGAATCACGACTCCCAGTTTCATGTACCGTTTTCGTCGTAGAGGATTCTATGGAGGGAGAAAATGGCATCGAAGCAAGCTGGAGATACGTCTCACACGGACTCAGATTTGGAGCGGGAGTTGCGGTACATTTATCGAAGCTCCGTCCCAAAGGAGCAGAAAACGGAAAAGGTCTTACAGCTTCTGGCCCAGTATCCTTCGGAAAAATCTACTCATCACTCAATGAAACACTCAGACGTGGAGGAATCTACAAAAACGGTGCTGTGGTACTTCATCTTGACCTTAATCATCCTGACATCCACGAGTTTATTACTACTCCCAGAGAAGAATTACCCTGGGTCAAAAGATGCGTCGATATTGATACGGGATGGTGGCAAAACGCATCTGATCAGGTAAAGGACGCCTTACTATATGGTATAAAATCTGGAGACATCTGGTTAAACAAAGTAAAACTTACACAAGAAGGAGAACGAATTTATGGCAACGTCTGTCTTGAGGTTTACCTGCCCTCACGTGGGACATGCTTGTTACAGCATGTCAATCTCGCAGCCTGTGAGCTCAGCACCATCGAGCAGGCTTTCGATCAAGGTATGTCCGAGTTGTGCAGGCTCCATAGCCGGACAGGTGTTGGAGCAACTGGAGAATACTTGCAACCTGATATCGACCGCCAAGTTGGGCTCGGAATACTCGGCCTCGCCAACCTCCTCAGAAAGCACCACGTAACTTATGAGGAGTTTGGTAGAGAATTAGAGAACGTAAATAAAGGCGAATACGGTACTGGTATAGGTTACCAGTTAGCGTTTAATTTAATGCTAGGCATACATAGAGCCGCTGATATAGCTGAAGAAAACGGTATGGTAAGAGCTTTTGCTATAGCTCCTACCGCTTCCTGTTCCTACAGGAGTGAGGATGTGGATGGATTTACATCTACTCCTGAGATAGCACCTCCGATTAGTCGGAAGGTAGATAGAGACTCTGGTACCTTTGGTGTACAGAGCTATGATTATGGCGATGTAGAGATCGCTAGTGAAGTTGGTTGGGATGCTTACAAGAAAGTAGCAGATCAACTGATGATTATGTATGATAATACGGGACTTCTTCACGGATACTCATTCAACTCTTGGAGTGATGTGGTAACCTACGATCGTGAATTCGTGGAAGAGTGGTTAGCTTCACCCCAAACCTCCCTTTACTATTCCCTGCAAGTGATGTCTGACACACAAGACAAGACCGATGCGTATGCAGCATTAGATCAAAGTGAAGTGGACGATTACTTACAGGATATTCTCGGAAACGAGCCAATAACCTGTGACTGTCAAGAATGATGAGAAAACATCCGTATGAAATTTTACTGGACCGTAAACGCAAATGGTCCCCCGTAAAACCCACCGTTGGAAGACTGAAAAATGGATCAGAAGACGTTATTAGGCGTGCGCTCGCTGCACGTCATCTGGAGTTACCAGTGGGTTCCTTTATTAAGGAAGGTCTTGAAAAAGATGTTCCCGATAACGCTAGAAAACTACTAGAGGACAATGTTAAAGACGAAGAAAGACATGATCTTGCTCTCGGATACTATGCAGATGCCCTTGGTACAAATGAAAAAGAAGAAAAAGAGGGGAAGTTATTAAGAGATGCTTGGATTAACCACCCTGATCACACTATTACCAAAGCTCTGGTCGCAGAACGGGCCATCTTCTTTGTTCTACTTCCTTTCTTTAGGTTTAATGGTTGTGCTGCTCTCAGAACGGTATCAGCTGATATTTCCAGAGATGAACAAATCCACGTTGCTTCAAATTCTCTTGTTTGTAGGGAGTTGGGGCTTCATGCTAGTCCTTCTCTGGATAAACTTAGGAAAGCCACCATTAATTGGATTGTTCAACCTCTAGGTATAAATACTACCGATAAATATTTGGACAAAAAATTCTGGCTGGATGCAAGCGATCGCTTAATGTATGAGGGTAAAGCACCTGAATTTTCTGAGACACAGAGAGCCCGTATGCCAGCCTTCTTTGAGCATAGCAATGTCAATCTACCCCAATACGCTTGAGCCTGTACTAGGGCCAAACCCTCAGTCGCTTCTACTAGAAATGGAAGAGAAGTTTCAAGCTATCAATCCCCACCCAAAAGAAGAGTTGCCAAGCATCATGTATAAAGCTGGGCAACGATCAGTTGTAGAGTGGTATAAATCTAGACTAGATGATGGCTAGTTTCCACTTCGTACCAACTGAAGACGTACCATATGTATGGCATCAAGCGAAGCCCTTAGTAGATAAGGTAACTGAGCATGCAAATGCTGATATCGATATGAGTACCCAAAGTCATTTAGATAATCTAATGTATGGGTACTCTCGTTTAGTGATAGGTTTAGAGAAGGAATTCTCAGGTAACTTTAGGACTTTAAACGATGGTGATGTCAGGTGTGTCGTGATCGTAGAAGAAACAGACTGTCCCAATGCAAAAGTATTACAAATACTAGTGTGGGCAACAGTATCTTCACGCGATTATCATTTATGGTACGATCAGTTCACAACTATAGAAGATTTTGGGAGAAAAAATTCTTGCGTAGCTGTAGTAGCTTTAGTTAGAAAAGGTCTTGCCAAAAAATTAACCCAGCTTAGCGGTTGGACTGTTGAATCAATTCAAGTATCTAAAGATCTATAAAACAATGATTAGATTTAAAAAGAAAAAAAAGTACCCTAAATACGATGGGCCTTCACCTGAACAGGCAGCCGCTGATGCAAGAGCTAAAGCAGCACAAGAGGCTGCTAAAGTAGCTGAGAAAAATATGGCATTAATGGCTGAGATGAATCGGAAGCTTGCTGACGCTTCCAGTAAGAAGGCTCAACCATATGCACCAACGACTAAGATCAGAGCTATGATGGGTGATGTAGGAGGCGGTGTCTCTAGAGCAAAAGATTTCTCCAAGAGAAAGAGAGCTAGAGATGCGTCAAGCTTAAGGATTAAACTTAATCCCAGTGCATCAGCTGTTAAAGGACCACCACCTGGTAGCACAGCAGGTTCAGTAAATCCATAACATATAAATAAATGCAGTACGCACGCACAAGATACGATAGACTGACTAGACACCGTACACAGTTTCTTGACGTTGCTGTTCAATGCTCTAAGCTTACACTTCCTTATCTCATACAGAATGATGAGGGACGTACATCACATATAAAACTAGATACACCTTGGCAATCAGTAGGTTCTAAGTGTGTGGTAACACTAGCAGCTAAGCTAATGCTTGCTCTACTACCTCCACAAAGTACCTTCTTTAAATTCCAAATCGATGACTCGAAGTTAGGAGAGGAACTACCTCCAGAGGTAAAGTCTGAACTTGACATTAGTCTATCTAAACTTGAGAGAATGGTCATGGATTCTATCGCTGCTTCTAGTGATAGGGTTACAATACACCAAGCAATCAAGCATCTAGTTGTAGGTGGTAACGCCCTTGTATACATGGGCAAGGATGGTATTAAGCATTACCCATTGAATAGGTATGTTGTAGAACGCGACGGTAATGGTACTGTTATCGAGATCGTAACCAAAGAAATTATTAATCGTAATCTTCTACCTGAAGTCGTTAGAGAATTAGAAGCTCAGCCTAATAGTCCTGGTGACTTAGGCGGTGGCATTGGGTCTCGAAATGAAGAGGACGTTGACGTTTACACTTGTGTTAAACTGAAAGGAAACAAATGGGTATGGCATCAAGAAGCATTTGATAAGCTCATACCAGGATCACAGGGTAAAGCGCCCAAGGACGCTAGCCCATGGTTGGTACTAAGATTCAACTCCATTGATGGAGAAAACTACGGACGAGGTAGAGTAGAAGAGTTCCTCGGTGACTTCCGTTCATTGGAAGCACTCTCTCAGGCACTCGTAGAAGGCTCTGCAGCGTCTGCAAAAGTAATCTTTACTGTATCACCCTCAAGCACAACTAAACCCGCCACGCTGGCCTCTGCAGGCAACGGAGCGATCGTTCAAGGACGACCGGATGACATTGGTGTTGTCCAAGTTGGCAAAGGTGCTGACTTCGCAACAGCTGCAGACATGATGCAAACATTGGAGAGACGTTTGCTTGAGGCTCATCTTGTTATGAATCCCCGCAATGCGGAGAGAGTAACAGCAGAAGAGGTACGCCTCACACAACTTGAACTAGAACAACAATTGGGTGGGTTATTCTCACTACTAACAGTTGAATTCCTAGTACCATATTTGAATAGGAAGCTACTTACACTACAAAGAAGTGGGGAGCTACCACGTATACCTAAAGATATTGTTAAGCCTACTATTGTAGCAGGTATTAATGCTTTAGGTAGAGGTCAGGACAGAGAAAGTTTGACATCATTTATGATGACTCTAGCTCAAACCCTTGGCCCAGAAGCTATGATGACGCACATTAGTGCTGATGAAGTTATCAAACGGTTAGCTGCAGCACAAGGTATTGACGTGTTGAATCTTGTTAAGTCTATGGAAGAAAGAACACAAGAACACGAACAACAACAGCAAGCTGAGCAAGACTTAGAAATGACTAAGCAAGCAGGACAAATGTTAAGTGCTCCTATAGCTGATCCATCTAAAAACCCCAACGCAGAGGAACTAATAGCTAATGTCGCCAGTGAAGCAAACGCCTAGTAAACCACAGCGTGTTAAACAGACACGAATGAAACCTTTAGAAAAAGTTCAAACTAAATTTGAAGAAAGCGAAGTCGCTAAACCCACCAACCTTGAGACTACTCAAAATAAATATGCTCCTCAACCAAAGATTGGAGAGCCAACCATTGAACGCCCAGGCGGTATGGTGAAAGCAGTAGGTCTTGGAGGATTAAAAACAGTAACAAATTATGGCGATAAATCTAACGTATGATCCTAGTGGTGATCCTGAAACCGAAGCAGCTGAAGAGGCGAGGGATGTAGAATCACTAGAAGTAGGTGAGAAATTACAAGAGGAACAAGACCAGTTACTAGCTGGTAAGTATAAGGATGCTGAAGAATTAGAAGCAGCATATATTGAACTACAGAAGAAGTTGGGATCTAATGAGAACGATTCTCAAGAAGAAGAAGCTACTGAAACTGTAGATGAAGTTACAGAACCAGAGGATTTAGATCTTGAAAATCTTTTCCCAGATGACAATGAAGCTCAGCGTGTATTTAATGTTGCTGCAGAGTTATCTGAAAACGGAGAGATTAGTTCAGAAACTATGGAAGCTATCGGTGACATGACTGGTCAAGAAGTTCTTGATGCTTATGCTCGTATAGCTAAGGCAGGTTTAGAACCTGTACAAGGTGATGCTGAGCCTGCTGGTACAACTCAATCACCTCTCACTAATTCAGACATTGATCAGATTCATGCTGCAGTAGGTGGAGAGGATACTTATAATCAAATGACTCAGTGGGCAGGTGAGAATTTCACACCCCAAGAGGTTGCAGCTTATGATGCTGCACTTGAGTCAGGTGATCTGAATCAAATCAACCTTGGCTTACAAGCATTGTATTATAGATACCAAGATGCTGTAGGTTATGATGGTGAAATGATTCAAGGTAAAGCACCTGTAGCTCAGGATGGTTTCCGTAGTCAAGCTGAAGTAGTACGTGCCATGGGTGATCCAAGGTACGAGAATGATCCTGCATACAGGCAGGATGTATATGATAAATTAGAACGATCACAAATTAATTTCTAAGGAGACTTACCATGCCAATGGCTTATGACCCGAAAGCTTTTCACGCTAGAGATAGTGCGATGAAGCATACAATATATAAAGTAAAGACTACTGGTGATAGATGGTTCCGTACTGCTATCAATGATGTAGTTAATAATGCAACACACAATGCAGTTGTCAGCCCTAGTGGAGTAGAGTCAGTTGCCTAAAGGAAAAGGAACTTACGGTTCACAGAAGGGTAGACCCCCTAAAAAGTAGATTGGTTTCGTGCCGACCTGACCTATCATCCTCGGCCATTAACCTAATTTATTTATCTTAATGACCCAATCTAACGTACATGCCCGCGAGCCACAAGTTGAAGTAATCGATGTTAACTATTATGAAAATGCAGAGCGTGTCAATGGACAGCTTGCTATGCTAGGTTTCATCGCAGCTCTCGGAGCATACCTATTTACAGGTCAAATCATCCCTGGCGTACTCTAGGGAGACCCACGCCGCGTCCGTTCATCCATTTTATGGACGCATGAAACCACATCATGGAACGGGGGTGTGGTACTAAGGAGAAGATCAATGCAAAAAAAGATCCAACTAAAGTATCGCGGCGTGCCTTACACGAAACTTACTTAAATTTATTCAATGAAAAAAATAGCCTTGATCCTAGCTTCCGCATTCATCGGAGCCCCAGCTATCGCCGGTCCCTACGTAAACGTAGAATCGAACGCGAGCTATACAGGATCTGACTATCAAAGTCGTACCACTGATTTCCACGTTGGTTGGGAAGGTGGTAACGAAACATTTGATTGGTATGTACAAGGCGGCCCTGCTGTTGTAGCAGATGACGCAGTAGATTCCGACACTCAAATGTCTGGTAAAGTAGGTGCCTCTGTTGCAGCTACAGATAAGCTCGACTTCTATGGTGAAGTATCCGTACTCACTGCAGACGGCGATGTAGACAACTCTTGGGGTACCAAAATAGGCACCAAGTATTCATTCTAAAAGATATCTAGTAGGCGGAACCTATTAGATTGTCAGATTCACATACTATTATTTTATAACCATGCCTTATAACGCTAATGCTACAAATAGTGGAGTCGTATATTCTCCACAAGAACCATATACTAAAGTTGTAACCACTGATGTATCAGTTGCTAGCTCTACTACTCTTGTAGATGTAAGTGATTTAGATCTTAGAATTGGTAAGTACGAAAGGATTAACTTTAAGTACACCATCTTCTATACTACAGCTGCTACTCCTGATATCAAGTATCTCATTGATACCCCTGCATCTCTGACTACATATCGTGTAGCTCAGAATGGTTGCGACCATGCTGGAGCTGCTCTAGCTTCTATCATTACTGCAGAAGGATCAGCGATTGCTATCACTGCTTCTGGTACTAATGGTTGTTTGCAACTAACAGGTACTATTGAGAATGGTGCATCAGCTGGAGACCTTAAGTTCCAGTTTGCTCAGAACACATCTGATGCTACTGCTGCAGTTGTTCTTGAAGGATCTAGTGTTGAATACTATCGCTTCTAATTAGCGTAGGAGGAGAGGCACCTCAGAGTCGGACCTCTCCTTCATTGGCTTTTGGCCCACTAAGGTGGATACCCTTAAGCTGTCTAGACGGTGGGATAGACCACAAAATATAACGCGAAAAATTTTCTCAACGTTGAGAGTCTGTCAATTATACTCTCTAAATACAAATGGCTAATGCCACACAAACCGTACTAGGTACCCTGAATAAGGCGGTGACCAATACCGCTGGCTCACAGGATTATGATACCAAGTATAAAACCTATCTGAAACTGTTCAGTGGAGAATTGTTTAAGGCGTATGAAAGCGCAACAATCGCACGTGATACAGTACAAAGACGTACCCTGAAGAATGGTAAATCATTACAGTTCATCTTCACGGGACGCATGCAAGCTGCTTACCATGAGCCTGGCACACCTATCCTAGGATCCGGTGATCCTCCAGTAGCAGAGAAGACCATCGTCTGTGATGACTTGCTGATCAGTTCAGCATTTGTCTATGACTTAGATGAGACTCTTGCTCACTACTCATTGAGAGGAGAGATCTCTAAGAAGATTGGTCACGCTCTAGCTGAAGCATACGATAAGAAGATCTTCCGTCAAATTGCAAAAGCTGCAAGGGAAGCTCATCCTATTACTGCATCTCCAGGTCCAGAACCAGGTGGTACCCAGATCAAACTAGGTGCTAACAAAGAGTACGATGCTCAAGCATTAGTAGATGGTTTCTTTGAAGCTGCTGCTGTGCTAGATGAAAAGAATGTACCCAAGCAAGGACGTACAGCTGTACTAAACCCACGTCAGTACTACGCTCTTGTCTCTCAGGTATCTTCTAACATCCTGAATCGTGACTATGGTAACAACTCCGGTTCACTTCAGTCTGGTGAAGGACTAGTTGAAATTGCTGGTATTTCTATCAAGCGTTCCAACAACCTTCCTTTCCTAGCTGGTACAGTTAACTCCCAATCTGGTGAGAACAACGACTACTCTGCTGACTTCTCTAACCATTGTGGTTTGATTTATCAGAAAGATGTAGCTGGTGTTGTCGAAGCAATTGGCCCTCAAGTCCAAGTGACTTCAGGGGATGTATCAGTTTTATACCAGGGAGATGTCATTCTAGGACGCCTCGCAATGGGAGCCGGTACTCTTAACCCTGCAGCTGCGATTGAATTCCTTAACACTTGAGGTATACTATGTCAGTTGCACCTGGAACATGTAAGAAGCAGACCCAAACCACAGGTATGGGTACTGCTAGATCCATTACTAAAAACATGCCAAGCCCATTAGAGTACGGTCGTACCGTAAAAGCTGATGGCTTGAGTGCACTTAAGTATGGTGCTTGCTAAACTTTATCAATAAAATATCATGGCTGTAAACGCTGCAACAGCTGCTGGAAACAATGGTGTTTCTGGGGCTACAGCTGGTACACAAGCATGGCGTAAGTCTGTAGCTGGAACACAAGGTGGAACGTACTCACGTTCTGCTGTCAAATCGATTACTAATAATCTTCGGTTTGCTTATGTAGTTCCAGACTGCGACACGCCTGGTAACCAGCGCTAATTATCCTATAAGGGGGGGTCTCCGTACCTCCCTTTTTTTTATTCACATAAATTCATATGGCCTATCCTACTTATGCTGTGTCCACAG